GATGCTGAAGGCAATGGATTTGAGTTGAGCTCAGAAGGTGATGGCACAACTGCAACAACGATCAACGGAACTGCTGTAACAAATGGTGCCGGCGTTTATTCAAAAGAGCTTGCTATTGCAGCCAATGTTTGTGCAATAGCCGTTAAGACGGGTACTAATGCTTGGCACGTTGGAACATTGGCAGTAGGAACACCTGACTGACGCATAGGGTTAATTTAGACACGATAAGTGTTCTTTATACACTAATACTAAAGCCGCCCCTTCCTGGGGCGGCTTTTTTTAATTTATATCACTTATTTTTAATCAATCACCGAGAACGACCTTTGAGCGACATATTTAATATTGGACTATTATGCCCGGAGTATTGAATGACAAGCTTTGCTAATACAGTGAATCCAACGCCATTCTCTTTTTTTGATTCAGATACTGATTTTCAGACTGAAGCTGACTCATTGATAACATTTGTCAAGAGAAAATTAGGAGATGACATATTAAGTGTTGAATTAACAAACAAGCAGATGTGGGCATGCCTAGAGGAATCTGTTCTTGAGTATGGAAGCATAGTCAACACGTACCAGGCACAAAGTCAACTTATGAATTTGCTTGGTACTGCCACCGGATCTATGACGGGATCGCAAGATAAGTACCCTAGGGAAAACTTCGAATTTGTTTTGAGAAGAGCCGAACCATATGCCATGGATGCCGGCCTTGGAGGATCATATAATTCTGTTTCTGGTTCTATTGACTTAATAAAAAACCAGCAAGACTATGATATTTACGACTCCCTAAAGGATGCAGATGGGAACTTGATATTTTCTAGTAGTGCCAATACACAAAGCACAAAAATGAAAATTATGGAAGTATTCCATTATTCTCCACAGGCAGCCTATAGATTTTTTGACACCACCTCTGCTATAAATTATCTAAATAATGAATTCTCTTTTGAGTCATTTACACCAGAAACTGTTTTTTATGTTTTGCCCATATTTGAAGATGTACTACGTGGTGGACAGCTCGATATGTCTAATAGAGTTAGAAGATCAAATTATTCGTATAAGATTCAGGGTACAAAAATAAGAATTTACCCTAAACCAACCCAAGATGACCCCAAGAATCTGTTTATACAAGTTGGTTTTGCGCCTGATCCTTTACGGCCGGATTATGCTGATGCAACAATTTATGGTGTCAGCGGTCTTTCAAATGTTCCTTTTGGTAGGTTGACTTTTTCTAACATAAATAGCATGGGTCGACAATGGATAAGGCAGTATGCTCTATCGAGTGCAAAAGAACTATTAGGAATTGTTAGATCTAAATTTGATCAAGTACCTATTCCTGGATCCTCACTGACTCTCAACGGCAATGATTTAGTTTCCGCTGGGCGAGAGGAAAAATCAAATCTCACAACTCAGTTGAGAGAGATGCTTGACACTATGACATATTCCAAGCTCATTGCCAATAAGGCCGAGGAAGCGGAAAACCTACAAAGAATCTTGAAGGGAATACCTATTCCAAATGGCAAGGCAATAATTATTGGATAAGTAAATGAGCAAGCTTTTTGTAACAAAGAGAGAAATAGATCTCATTGCCGATCTGGCCAAGGAAGTCACAAAAGATGTGATTGGCATGAAAATCTATTATTATCGTGTCGAAAAAGATCTTTCCGACGTGCATGATGTTTATGAAGAGTCCATGAACAAGGTATTTGCTCCTCCTGTTGAAATTGATGCACTTGTCGAATGGGAACCAGGGCAACAAAGAACTACAAAATTTGGAGACGAGGAATATTCCAACATAGTCGTCTACCTTCATCAGAGAGATTTACTAGATAAAGAAATTGAAGTGCTTTCAGGCGACTATTTTAGTTATGGAACAAATTTCTTTGAGATAACATCTGCAATAGTTGAAAATTACGTTTTCGGACAGATTGATAGAACACTAGGTATAAAGATCACTGGACGCCAGGCAAGATTAGGGCAAATTAATTTCAAGGCCCTCGGTCCAATAGGTGAGGAATACGATGACGAAAACGCCGTTCAAAATGTTTTTGTCCAACAGCGTGGTGAGGAAGAAAACGAGCTCGGTAAGACTAATGATAAGAGGCAACTAAGGGCTGATGGAAAATTAGAAGCACCATTGAGTGGCCCTAAAAAGGTAAGCCCAGATGGAACAGGTAGTGATTTAGACTCAACATTCTATGGTGATGAATAATGTCTACTAGGTTTACAAAATCAAAATCTGACGGCGTATCGATCGATACTGGAACAGAGGGAAATAACATCCCAGATGATATTCAAATTGCTAGTTGTGCTATTGAGGATGTCGATAGAGCGCTATTCAATCTTTTCAATAAAGATATTGCCCTATTTTATAATATTGACGGAACTCAAAAGAGAATTCCTGTAATATTTGCAACAGGTGAGAGATTTGCCCTGCTAAGAAGAAAAAAAGCCCTTAGAGATAAATCAGGGGTCCTAATACTTCCCCTAATATCAATTACTAGAAACGCCATATCGCAAACTACCAGTCTTTCTCATTCCCAAAACCAGCCGATTGTTATTAAAAAGAGGTTATCTGAGTCAGATCCGCAATATCAAAATTTGATCAATAGGGAATCTATAAAAAACCAAGATAATGTATCGTCAGAAGCCCATAGGACATCAACAACTACCGGGTCTCTTGGCGGAACAGTTGCTACCCGTAGATTGGAAAGTAAAAAACCGTTTGGAATTGGTGAAAATATTTTTGAAATTATTACAATTCCTCCACCCAAGTTTTTCACTGCAACCTATGAAGTAACGATATGGACACAGTATACGCAGCAGATGAACAATGTAATAACTTCTATTATGTCTGGTTACCATGACTATAATGGAAGAACTTATAGAATTGAAACAGATAAAGGGTATTGGTTTGTTGCAAAATTTGATGATGGAATATCATACGATTCAAATTACGAAGATTTTTCGGATGAAGAAAGAATTGTCCGATATTCTTTTAGCGTCACGGTTCCAGGTTATACGGTAACCCCAGAGTATCCGGGGAGCCAAAATCAAATTAGAAAATTTGTGTCTGCTCCGGAGATAAGTTTTGAAACAATTGAATCAAATAGTTTCATACATAATGAAGCAGGAGGGTCTCCTATATCTGGCGATCCTAGCGACTTTATTCTAAGCGATATGTCAGATGAATTATCTGAAATTCCAGGAGGAGCTATGGGAACTAACCCATCTTCCCAGAATGACCTCCATGCTAATATTGCTCGCCCTGGCTCTACTAAGGCTGGAAGTGATGCAAGAAATTTCACAAAAGGAAAAAAGATTTCCTTGAATAATAATGAATCCGTCCTAATTGGAGGACACGAAAGAGGTTCAACTGGGGCTGTTTATGTTACTAAGCAAATAAACCCTATAACTGGTAAGAGTGAACCAGTAGCACTAAAAGTTAAGTCTTACAACAAGAAACGTGGTGAGACAGTCCTTCGTCCAGGGCTAATAAAAGGGCTAGATAAGTTATAAATTTTGATTTAGGCAGAATATTTGGTTTTTTTAAAATATTTATAGTATAAAACCAAATGGGCTAAGGAGAGGCGTCAATGGCCGAACAGACATTCCGATCACCAGGATTTTTTGAAAACGAGATAGATCTATCAGAGCGGAGACAGGAACCACTTGGCACGCCGGCTGGAATTATTGGTACAGCTGAGCGTGGACCAGCATTCGTACCAGTAACAGTTGGATCGTATGCAGATTTTGAGCGCCGCTTCGGCGGACTAAGTGCTGATAAGGCTGGACCATATGCAGTTAGAGAATTTCTAAAGCATCGTTCAGCAGTGACCTACATGAGGGTTCTGGGGGCAGGAGCCAACCAGACTACATCTGATATAGAAGCTACAAATAACAAAGGTATCGTTGCGAATGCCGGATTTAAAGTTTCGCCAACAGCTGCTACTAACGCTAATAGTGGTCCCCACGGACATAAGGGAGCAGTGCAGTTTATTTGTGCAAAACACTATGTGTCATCAAGTGAAATATCCGGTTTCCCAGTTTTTACAGATAACAGCAGCTTCAATTCTTCTGATTCAGATACAGTAAACCTTGTTCGAGGGGTTGTGTTCATGGCCTCCGGGTCTCGAATGGTAATTGCTGATGGTGATGAGTATCTTGCCCAAAGTAACATCTCCTATCATAACAGGGCAGATGTTGCGAAATACAGAAATGTTGATTCTTCAAACGATCGTTTTGGTTTCAAGATTATTATTTCATCTTCCGCCGGCACTAGTTTCTCTGATGATGATAGCATCGCTGGTGCTAGAAT